TAATTAAAAAAGTATCTGCTGACTTATATACGAATACAGCAGATCAATCACCTTCAAGAAGTGAAAGAGTTACAGTCACACCTAATCCAACAAGTGCTGACAAAGATGATGCTTATACATATACTTCTACACTAGACTTCTTTGATGACGGTTTAAATTATGATGAAGCCACTGGTGACGATAAGTAATTGAGAGGACTTTAACATGAGTAAAATTGATGAAACATTAAATGAAGTTTTAGGTATTACTGCCGAGGTAATGCCAATAGAAAAACCAAAAGAAGTGAGTAAAGATGTTATTGTACCAGAAGATAAAGATCCTGATATAGACTTTGAAACAGGTAGAAAAAATCTTTATAACTTACTTGATAAAGGTAATGAAGCAATCGATGGTATTCTTAGTTTAGCAAAAGAAGGAGAACATCCTCGTGCATATGAAGTTGCAGGACAATTAATTAAAACTGTAAGTGAAGTATCACAGAATCTTTTAGACTTACAAGAGAAGTTAAAGAAAGTAAAAGAGGTACCAAACACAGGACCTAAAAATGTAACCAATGCTTTGTTTGTTGGCTCTACAACAGAACTACAAAAAATGTTGAAAGAAAAAAAGTAAATGAAATTTTTTAGAGATAAAATAGAAGATAGTATTACTCTACCTCCTCCACCTATATCGGATGAAGATGAGGTACAAGAGGTAAAAGTTATTGTTGCAAATAGAACAGCAGAAAATGTTGAATCAATTAAAAATCATGACCAAGAACCTTTCTATGCAATTCGTAAAGTTTGTGAAAAACAAGGATTAGTATTTCATCCTAACGAGTTTGACCAGATTATTGATGAATCAGTTTCTATTATTAAACACTTTAAAGACCATTTCAATAGAAAACGACCAATAGAAGTAGATAAAACACTTAACACATTACCAAGTAAGACAAATAAAACACCATCATATCCAAGTGGTCATGCAGTTCAATCAGTATTAATTGCAAGATATGTTGCTGGTAAGTTTCCTCAACATGAGAAACAATTAATTGAAGCGGCATATGAATGTGGATTAGGTAGAGTACAAGCAGGGTTTCATTATCCATCAGACTTCACAAGTGGTAACTTACTTGGAGAAAAAATGTATGTACTAATGAATCCTATTCCTTTTCGTGAAGCAAAAGATCCTGCAAAAGATAAAAGAATATCTTTTAAAAACTTATCAGAAACTTTAAAAATTTAAAAAACAATGTCAAAAACAGAACAATATTTAGGTAATCCTAATTTAAAAAAGGCTCATACACCTTCTCGATTTACAAAGAAGCAAGTCGAAGAAGTTATTAAGTGTTTAAATAATCCTAAATATTTTATAGAACACTATTTAAAAATTGTTACGATTGATAAAGGTCTTGTGCCTTTTCAAATGTACGACTTTCAGCGGAAGATGGTAGATACTTTCCACGATAATAGATTTACAATATGTAAATTACCTAGACAGAGTGGAAAGTCAACTATCATTGTATCATACCTCTTACATTATGTTTTATTTAATGATAATGTGAATGTTGCAATACTTGCCAACAAATCTTCAACAGCGAGAGATTTGTTAGGTCGTTTGCAATTGGCTTACGAGCATCTACCTAAATGGATGCAACAAGGCGTTCTCAACTGGAACAAAGGATCACTTGAACTAGAAAACGGAAGTAGAATCGTAGCGGCGAGTACATCTTCTAGTGCTGTTCGAGGAAGTACCTTTAATATAATATTCTTAGATGAGTTTGCTTATGTACCTAATAATATCGCTGAAGAATTTTTTAGTTCAGTTTATCCTACTATATCTTCTGGTAAATCATCAAAGGTGATGATAGTATCTACACCACATGGAATGAATATGTTTTATAAAATGTGGATGGATGCTGTTAATAAAAAAAGTACTTTTGAGCCTATCGAAGTTCATTGGAGTGAAGTACCAGGTCGAGATGAAAAGTGGAAACAAGAAACAATTAAGAACACAAGTGAAGCACAATTTCAAACAGAATTTGAATGTGAGTTCTTAGGTAGTGTTGATACACTTATTAATGCAAGTAAGATTAAAACAATGCCAGTTGCAACTCCGATACGAAGTGGTGGTTTAGATGTTTACGAAATGCCAATATCAAATCACATCTATACAATGTGTGTTGATGTATCAAGAGGATTATCAAATGACTATTCAGCATTTGTTGTTCTAGATGTTACACAAGCACCATATAAAATAGTAGCAAAGTATAGAAACAACGAAATTAAACCTCTTGTATTTCCAAGTGTCATAGAAAAAGTAGCAAAAAATTATAACAACGCTTTCATACTTGTAGAAATAAATGACTTAGGTCAGCAAGTTGCTGACAATTTACAATTTGAGTTAGAGTATGACAATATGATGATGGTAACGCAACGAGGCCGTTCAGGACAAGTTTTAGGTGGGGGTTTTAGTGGTAGAGGCAATCAACTAGGTTTAAGAATGACTAAAGGTACTAAGAGAATTGGTACTTCTAATCTCAAAAGTTTAATTGAAGGAGACAAGTTAATCATCAATGATTTTGATATCATATCTGAACTATCTACTTTTATATCTAAAGGAAAATCTTTTGAAGCAGAATCAGGTTCAACTGACGACTTAGTTATGTGTCTTGTAATATTCTCTTGGTTAGCAAATCAGAGATACTTCAAAGAATTAACAGATGTTGATGTTCGTGGACAAATGTTTGCCGATCAAAAGAATGCTCTCGAAGCAGATATGGCACCTTTCGGATTTATAGATAACGGACTAGACGACCCGAGTGGTCGTAATAACTCATTTTTTGATGATGCAGGAGTACTGTGGCAACCCGTATCTTATCGAAAAGGGGAATAGTACAGTTTTCAATATATATAAATATCATCAAAGGGTTATAACTAATAAACTTAATATTAAGGAGAACTAAAATATGGCTTTTCAAGTATCACCAGGTGTTCTCGTAACTGAAAAGGATCTTACTAATGTCATTCCTGCTGTCTCAACGACTTCAGGTGGTATAGTAATTACAGCAGAAAAAGGGCCGATAGATGAGATTACAACTATTTCATCTGAAAAAGAATTGGCTGATATTTTTGGTAAACCAAATTCATCTAATTTTGAAGAATGGTTTTGTGCTGCAAACTTTTTAGGATACGGAAACAATCTAAAGGTAGTAAGACCGATTACAGGCATGGTAAATGCTGCTGTATCAGGTACTGCTATTCTAATAAAAAATACAACTGATTACTTAGACAATTATTCAAGTGCTGCTAGTTTTGCTGCTAATGTGGGGGCATACGCCGCTCGTGAAGCAGGAACTCTAGGAAACTCACTTAAAATTTCTGTCTGTTCAAACTCAACTGCTTTCGGACCACACTCAATGAGTGGTAATCTAGTTGCTGACGCTTCTGCTGCTATCGGAGATACATCAATTACTGTTGACGATGGTAGTTTAATGCAAGTTGGTGACATACTAGAATTTGGAGATGCAAGTAATGTACCTTCAACTGATGGTGCACCTTCAGGACATTACTATAAAATAACAGCAATATCAACTCATCTATTAACAATCGCAAGATTTAATACTGCTACTGGTCAAACAGAAACAGGCGGACTAAGACACGCTCTTGTTGATAACGCTAAAATTCTAAGACATTGGGAATATTATTTCAACTTTGACGGCCCACCAACTTCAACAGATGATGTTGTTGCTGCTGGCGGTTCATTAGATGAAATGCATATTGCCGTTGTTGATGAAGATGGCGGAATTACAGGAACTGTTGGAGAAATTCTAGAAACTTTTGCTGGTGTTTCACAGGCTTCAGATGCTAAAGATGCTTCAGGCAACTCAAACTTTTATGCTGATGTAATATACAGAAACAGTAGTTTTGTGTATGTTATGGATCACGAAACTACACTTGCAAACTCTGGTAGTGCTAAGAAAGGTCAAACTTTTGATAACGCTCAAGGTGATGCATTTGTTGTGAAAACTTATTCATTAGCATCTGGAACAGATGATTATGTTGCTACTAATGCTGAGATTGCAACTGCATACGAGAAGTTCAATGACACAGAAAATGTAGATATATCTTTACTTCTTTGTGGTCCTTCACAGACAGGTGCTGACGCTACTGGCGACACAAAAGCAACTGCTGTTATGGAT